GCAGATACGTTGAGCATGGCACGTGCGATACACGGCATTGAGGTGGGCAACAGCTTGGGTAAGTTGGTAGCGTTCTATGAGTTGGGTAAGAAAGGCGACGATACGGTGTGGGCTATCAACCTACGCCGCAAAGACTTCACAGCGCAACAGCTTGCTCAGTATGGGGCTTACTGTGTCAACGATGTAAACCTTACCTACGACTTGTTCTTAACTCTACTGCCTACGTTCAAGCGAACTGAACTCAAGCTGATTGACACAACCATCAGGATGTTTACCGAGCCAGTTTTGAGGCTAGATCCGGATCTGCTCTTGAAGCATCTCACGGAAGTACGTTTACACAAGGCTGAACTTCTCGCAGCAGCCGGGAGCAGCGTTGAAGATTTAATGTCCAACAACAAGTTTGCAGATAAATTGATTGAGCTAGGCGTTGAGCCGCCCATGAAGATCAGTGCAACCACTGGCAAAGAAGCATTGGCACTTGCCAAAACGGACGAGGGGTTCAAGGCGTTGGCAGAGCATCCCGACCTACGAGTGCAAGCATTGGTTGCCGCACGACTGGGTAACAAGACCACGCTGGAGGAGACACGCACCGAGCGGTTGCTGGGAATCGCCAACCGAGGACTGATACCTGTTCCCCTCTCTTACTACGCCGCACACACTGGACGGTGGGGTGGTGCTGACAAACTGAACTTCCAAAACCTTCCCGCACGTGGAGCGAATGCCAACAAGTTGAAGAGAGCCATCTTAGCGCCAGCAGGTCATGTCATTATTGATTGCGACTCTGCTCAGATTGAGGCACGTGTGCTTGCATGGTTCGCTGAACAGAACGATTTGACCGAAGCATTTGAAAGGAAAGAAGATGTCTACAAAATTATGGCGGCTGAGATTTACAGAAAGTCAATGGGCGAAATCTCGACGCATGAAAGGTTCATCGGCAAGACTACGATTCTTGGTTCAGGCTACGGCATGGGGGCAGAGAAGTTTCGAGGACAACTTAAAACTGTTGGTGTTGAAATTACGCTTGAAGAAGCACAGCGAATTATTGATACGTACCGAAGTACTTACCCGAAAATTACTTCACTATGGGCGAAAGGGTCAGCGTCTATCGAAGCAATGAGCAAGGGGCGCACCGCCAAGTGGGGTAGGGATGGGGTTGTAACGATAGTGAAAGATGGTATTGTTATGCCTAATGGGTTGACTCAGCGTTACCCAAACCTCAAAAAAGTTAGAGACAAAGATGGCAAACAGCAGTATATTTATGACTCCCGCAAGGGCGTTACAAAGTTGTACGGCGGCAAGTTGACAGAGAACATTTGTCAGGGTTTGGCACGTTGCATCATTGGTGAACAGATGCTGAAGATTGCTAAACGGTATCGTGTAGTATTAACTGTTCATGATGCTGTAGCGTGTATTGCGCCCAAAGAAGAAGCTGAAGAAGCCGTGGCGCATGTGATGGAGTGTATGCGGTACGTACCCGACTGGGCGACTGGCATACCGCTGAATTGCGAAGCAGGATTTGGAGAGAGCTATGGAGATTGTTGATTACGCTTATCCCTGCATGATGGCAGAGAAAGCGTTGAGGGAAGCGCACGAAGCTGTGTTGAAGAACAACTTTGATGCCGCTATTGAGCAGACCACACAAGCTATTGTGGAGGCACGACTCATGCTGCATTCACTGCAAGTCATGAAAGAAAAACAATGCTGAAACCCCCCGCTTGGAGTTACTCAAGTATCACGCTGTTCGAGCAGTGCCCAAAGAAGTATTTCCATTTGCGAGTGGCAAAGGATACAAAAGAGCCTGAGAGCGATGCAATGATGTACGGCAAGGACGTACACCTTGCGGCTGAGAACTACATCAAGGACGGTACACCCATACCTGAGAAGTACGCATACATCAAGCCGATGCTGGAGAAGCTGAACAAGATTGAAGGCGAGAAGCTATGCGAATACAAGATGGGGTTGAAGAAAGAGAACGGACGGTTGGTAGCGTGTGACTTCTTTGCCAAAGATGTTTGGTACAGGGGCGTAGCTGACTTGGTTATCTTGAACAACGACAAGCAAGAAGCACGTGTGGTTGACTACAAGACAGGCAAGAGCGCCAAGTATGCCGACACAAAACAATTGGCACTGATGGCGGCTTGCATCTTTGTACATTTCCCACAGATCAAAACCGTGAAAGCTGGATTGCTATTTGTTGTAGCAGAAGACTTCATCAAAGCGGATTACGATGCGGGTACTGGGTTGAACATATTTTCGGAACTGGATGAAACCCTTGTTTCACGTGAAACCGCCTACGAACATATGGTGTTTAACCCCAAGCAAAATTTCACTTGCAAAGCGTGGTGTCCAGTGATAATCTGCCCACATAACGGAAGGATACAGTGATGCCTTACAAGAACAAAGAAGATCGTAATGTCCAACGTGAATACGAGCTTGAGAAGAAACGTGCTGGCGCACATGAGGCACGGATGGAACGCCAACGTGCAAGACGTGCGCTGGATAAGAAAGGTGTTGACCGCACAGGTAAGGACGTGTCGCACCGTGTCGCCTTGAGTAAGGGCGGGTCAAACAAACAAGGTGTGGTGCTTCAATCAGCATCAGAGAACAGATCGTTCAAACGTGGGTCAAACCACAAAGTTGTTTCCGAAGTGAGCAAGCGGGAACGCAAGAAGTAAAATTTTTAGGTGTCCATGAAGTAAGGTGTGAGTGATAGTGGACACAGGGTTGAAAACCCCTCATATCGACAACCGCATCAGTCAGTGCAGTACCCCTTTCAACTGTGAACTGACGGACACCTCGGAAAGACGAGGACAAATTTCCATCAAACACAGACCGTGTTTGGTGTGCATAACTATCGGGAGAGATTGTGGAGATCATTGATAACAGAGCGATACTGCTAAAAGTACGCCACCCTGACCGCATAACAACGGTCATACCAAAGAGCAAGATCATTGAGGATGATGGCAAAGTTGCCAGCGTATTGGTCAACTGGGGCTTGGAGGAATCCATTGTCCTCAAGAATTTAAAGATCAACGTACCGTCACCAATTAACGCTACGTACAAGTGGCCCGGGTTGTTTAAACCGTTCGACCATCAAAAAGTTACATCGTCATTCCTCACCATGCACCGCAGGGCCTTTTGCTTTAACGAGCAAGGCACAGGAAAAACTGCCAGTGTGATTTGGGCGGCTGACTATCTGATGTTGTTGGGGCAAGTCAAACGTGTGCTGGTCATATGCCCACTATCCATTATGGAATCTGCATGGCGCAATGACTTGTTCAAGTTTGCTATGCACCGTAGAGTTGATGTTGCGTATGGCAAGCCTGAGAAACGCAGAGAAATAATCAATAGCGATGCTGAGTTCGTGGTCATAAATTATGACGGTGTAGAGATTGTGTCTGATGCAGTTGCCAACGGTGGCTTTGACATGATTGTGATTGATGAAGCCAACGCATACAAAAACCCAACGACCAAACGCTGGAAGGTTCTCAGCAAACTGATTCAACCCAATACATGGTTGTGGATGCTCACAGGTACACCCGCATCTCAGTCACCATTGGATGCTTACGGTATTGCCAAGCTGGTCAACCCAAACAACGTGCCTCGGTTCTATGGTGGGTTCAGAGATCAGGTGATGAACAAGGTCACGCAATTCAAATGGGTTCCCAAGCCCGAAGCGCAAGACGTTGTTTACCGTGCCTTGCAACCCGCAATACGTTACACAAAAGAACAATGTTTAGACTTACCGGAGATGACGTACGTAACACGTGACGTACCACTTTCTGCACAGCAAGAGAAATACTATGAACTCCTGCGCCGCCAACTTATCGTACAAGCGGCTGGTGAGGAGATAACTACAGTCAATGCGGCTGCGAACTTGAATAAACTTCTACAACTATCCGGTGGTGCGGTGTACTCAGATAGCGGTGAGGTTGTGCAGTTTGATGCCAGCAACAGATTGGCAGTGCTGAAGGAAGTTGTGGAGGAGTCAAGCCACAAGGTGCTGGTGTTTGTGCCATACCGTCATGCGATTGAAGTTGTTGCGGAATATCTACGTAAGAATGGATACTCAACAGCGATCATCAATGGTGCAGTCCCAGCAGGGAAGCGGTCAGAAATTTTTGAGAGATTCCAAGCGACACCCGACCCACAGGTGCTGGTCATCCAGCCACAGGCGGCATCGCATGGCGTAACACTTCATGCGGCAAACACCATTGTCTATTGGAGTCCAGTAATGTCCGTAGAGACATATTTGCAATGTAATGCACGTGTCCATAGAGCAGGGCAAAAGAACCCTACGACTGTAGTGCGTTTACAGGGGAGCGGCGTCGAGAAACGTATGTACACCATGCTTAACAACAAGGTAGACATACATGAAAAAATTACCGATCTCTACGGGGAAATACTAGGGTAAAAATTCTTGACAATGTAAAATTTAGGTATATCATAGGAACATAAAAAGAGAGGGAGGTTTTTGATGACTGATATTCCAGTCGATAGATTAGTCGCCGCTTACATCAAGATGCGTGACAAAAGGTCTGAACTTCTTCGTGCATACGAGGAAGAAGATGAGGCTATCAAAGTCCAAATGGATATGGTGGAGAGCAAACTGCTTGACCTCTGTAAAACTATTGGCGCTGATAGTTTGAAAACCCAACACGGCACCATCATCCGTTCTGTAAAGACACGGTACTGGACAAGTGATTGGGAAGCCATGCACAAATTCATTTTGGAACACAAGATGCCTGATCTTTTAGAGAAGCGTGTCAGCCAATCCACTATGAAGCAACTGCTGGAAGAAAATCCCGACCTCATGCCCAAAGGCATGAACATTGATAGTCGGTACGCTGTAACCATAAGGAGAAGCTCAAGTGCAAACTGAAACTGCGACATTGACCGTGCAGGAGGTAGCAAGTTATTTGCGTGTCTCCCGCCAAACGGTCTACACGTTAATTCGTGAGGGGAAGATTCCCCACTTCAAGATTGGCAACAAGGTACGCATCAAACGTACTGACTTGATTGCTATGACAAACACCCAACCAACCACAGGAGAAACTACAAATGGCTGAACTCACACTTTTTTCGAGCGGTAATACACTTCCCGCACACTTGCGTAACCTTGAACTGGACGCAACAACCAAAGCCTTGATGGGTTCATCAGGCGGCGGCGCTGGTAAGCGAATTTCAATCCGTGGCGGCGTATTCCGTATGCTTGTTGACGGTAAAGAAATTGCACAGAATGAAGACCGTGCAATGAACATTGTGATCGTTGCGGCTAACGCCCACGTGTCACGTAGCTACTACGAAGGAACGTATGAAGAAGGCAAAAACATTGCCCCCTCTTGCTGGTCAAACGATGGCATCACACCTGACTCAAAAGTCAGTGAACCTCAAGCTGGAAAGTGTGCATCCTGCCCACAGAACATCGCAGGGTCTGCCGAACAGGGCAAAGGACGTGCTTGCCGTTACAGCCAACGCTTGGCAGTTACCCTTGAGAACGACCTCCAAGGTGACGTGTACCAACTGACACTTCCTGCGCAGTCAATTTTTGGCAAGGCAGAGAATGGCAAAATGCCTTTGCAAGCCTATGCTCAATTCTTGGGCGGTCATGGTTTGCCCATCACCTCCGTAGTTACTGAGATGCGTTTCGATACATCAAGTGCTACACCCAAGCTGACGTTCAAGGCACAGCGTCCATTGGAAGTTGATGAGCTTGCCACTGCCCAAGAAAAGGGAGCTTCTAACGAAGCGAAGACCGCTATTGCCAACAACCCAGCAACATTGGATGGCGCAAAGTCCCCAATGGGAAAGATGCTTGATGAAGATGAAAGCAAAGCTATGGCAAAGGTAAAGGCTGAAAAAGCTGAAGCCGCTGAAGCAGAGCCAACCAAGCGCACCAAGAAAGCCGCACCGAAAGATGTTGGCGAAATCTTGGACGATTGGGCAGAGTAAGGAGCTTGGGGGGTGTAATGCCCCCCACCTACTACCATGAGCAATAACAAAGGTTATTCCCGCAAATACATCACAGCCAATAAGAAAGCTGACCAATCTCACATCGGGGTGAAGCTAGGACGTGTTTGCATCGACAGGGACATCCCAGTCCTTGATGTAGCGGAGTTTCTTGGTGTTTCTCGACAAGCTGTTTATCTATGGTTCTTGGGTAAGTCCAAGCCCCACCCTGATATGCGGGTAAAGATCGAAGAAGTTACCAAGCGTCTCAAAGACAATCACAACCCAATCTAATTGCTACCTGCCGCCAGCAGATAGTAGTTACAACAAGAGCGAACAATGACCTCAAGGATTCCCTTTCTCTCATCAGTGCTTGCCGATGAAGGCTTGTACTGCGTGGTGGGACTAAAGAAAGGTGCGCCAAGACAGACTTTTGTAGATACAGTTGAAGAAATTGATGGTGTAGTAGATGGATTGATTGCACAGGGGTACGACACGTACTTTGGATGTGCAAAATATTTGAACGCCTCAGAGGGGCGTATATCAAAGAACGCAAAGTGGTTCAAAGCCTTTTGGCTTGATCTTGATTGCGGAGAAAACAAACCATACGAAACACAGCCAGTCGCTTTAGATGCACTCAAGCAGTTTGTAACGGACACTGGACTACCACGTCCCACAATCGTCAACTCAGGCAGGGGCATACACGCCTACTGGGTTCTCACAGCACCAATCTTTTACAACGATTGGAAGCCAACCGCAGAAGCATTTAAGAAGTTCTGTGCGGCTTACCACCTCCATGCTGACCCAGCGGTTACGGCTGATGCGGCACGGATACTACGTGTCCCCGAGACACTGAACTACAAGGACTCACCACCCTTACCCGTAGATGTGATGCTTACCTCTCAACCTATAACATTCGATAGGTTCAGAGCGATAGTAGGTTCCGGGCCCGAGGATGAAGATGCCGATTCTGTTGAATTGCCATTTGCCGCACCAGTTCACCGCCGCCCAATAGATGCCACCACCCGAGCCTTGATGGGTAACAGCGTGTCAAGATTTGGCACGATCATGCGGAAAAGCGCCCAAGGTAAAGGGTGTGAACAACTTGTACGGATTTACAGAAACCAGCAAGAAATTGATGAGCCATTGTGGAGAGCGGGGCTGTCGATTGCGGTTAACTGTGAAGACGGTGAGTTAGCTATCCATAAAATTTCCCATGCCCATGAGGAATATGACCCACAGGACACGAAGCGCAAAGCTGATTCCCTACTGGGTAAACCATATAAATGCGCTACCTTTGGCGGCTTGTACCCCGAGGGTTGTGCTGACTGCCCCAATAAAGGCACGATAACTTCTCCCATACAGATTGGCGCACAGATTGCCGAAGCCAAGGCAGAAGACAACATTGTTGTCATGCGTAACGCTACGTTGGAAGAAGAGATCACCGTTGAGATTCCTGAGTATCCGTTTCCATATTTCCGTGGCAAAAATGGCGGGGTCTACAAACGTGGACTGCCCAGCGCCAAGGCAAAAGCCAAGGGTAAAGAGGACGAGGAGTCTGAGGAAGAACGTGACCACCTCATATATGAGTATGACTTCTATGTGGTCAAAAGGCTGACTGACCCTGATGCTGGGGAGTCGCTATGGATGCGCTTGCATATGCCCAAGGATGGCATTCGGGAATTTTCTGCGCCATTGGCAAGTATTTTGTCCAAGGATAAATTACGTGAAGTACTGGCATATCAGGGCGTAACTGCATACAACAAGAAATTGGATGGGCTTATGGCATACGTAACAAGATGGGTAG